GTGTTCTTTAAACTCTTCTAACGCATCTTCTGGAGAAATAAATTTATCTGAATAAACGTAGCCAGTTCCTATGCGTGACCACAGAGGGGCAGCCCACACCCAACCAGAAGAAAGAGCGGTAGAGTCTGTGTAATTTACCATTTCGCTATTTCTATCTCTGTATGGTATCTGTACAGCCCATGCCTTATTTACTGGCAGCTTGTTTTCAAAACTTGTAAACTCTGAATTCATTTCTTTTCCTATAAGCAATGCTTTAAATCCAGTACAGTCTATAAAAAGGTCTGCATTTAAACTATTTCCATTACTTAATTTTAATGTTTCAACACCAATATTAGATTTTAAAACCTCAACAACGTCAGAGACTACGTGCTTAACTCCTCTTGGAATTGCAAATTTATTTTTTAAATAATCGGCCATTTTTAATGCGTCAAAATGAAAAGCAACGTCTTTTCTTAAATTAAACCTATCAAGTTCTTTTGAGTCTGTAATTTTATTTAAATTTATTAATTGCATTTGAGGGTAAAAACAATCTGCATAGTCTGAATTTTTTATATTTTTATAAAATAATTTTTTAAAGTTCCATATCGCTACAGATTCTAGTTGATTGTGATATTTGTCAAAGACTCCTCTGCCAAATGGGTAAAAGAACCCTCCATCGTTTTTTTCATAAAAATTTGTAAACTTAATTCCTAGCTTGTACGAAGCGTCTGTGCTTCTCATCATGTCTACAATATCTACGCCCAAAATATTAAACCAGTTTGTTATTGATGCCTGAGTACTTTCTCCGACTCCGATTGTTGGAATATTTTCAGATTCTACAAGGGTTATATCTATTTCGGGATAAAACCTAATTAATGTCGATGCTGCCATCCAGCCAGCAGAACCTCCGCCAACAATAACAATGCTATTAATCTTGTCTATCACTTATACTCCTTTTTTTGCCAAATATTTTTTACATAATTATTTATTATAGTTTTAGCAATGTTTTTTTCCTGATTATACATATGCTGCTCTTCTGTATACGAAGAAAATTTTGAATTCCAAGAAGATCTTTTAATTGGAATTACTTGAACCATTGGAGTACCAGACTCAATCATTCCTTCAAAATCTTTTTTTATCCAGAAGACAGGATTTATGTCTTGCGGATAAATATCAGTATCTATTATTGCTGATATCATTTTAAATGGAAGAGATGGGTATCCAATTGGATGTGTTATTAAGCATGACCATCCTGGTGGAGTTTTAATAACCCAAGGATTATTATACTTGAATGCTGATTCCGAATAGCCTTCTGGAACATCTACTCCATCCGACTGTCTTGGATCATGGACTCCAAATATGGACTGCTGAGTTTTCCAAACAACAGAGTGTCCCTCGTTTGCTTTTATAACCATAACATCTGCCCATAAAGGTATAATGTATCCAGAAGTAATAGCATCAAACATTGGCATACATTTTTTTCCAGTAGCAGAAGAATTATGTCCATGTATTCTTAGCTTATTATCTACATATGGCTGCATATTTTTCCACCACTGAGGAACAAATTTTGATGCAGGTGACGGCAAATCTGTTACTACATTATTGTAATACTCGCCTATAGAGATAAACTCTATTATATTTTTATTTCTAAACATCTCCGCCTTATTTATAAAATGAAACTATAGCATACCTTATGCCACTAGATACTTCGCTGATTGAGTGACTATATATATAGTTTGAAGGGAAAAGAAGTAGCTGATTTTTTTGTGGAACTATCTTTAAATCAAACTGATCAAAGTATATTTCTCCGCCGACATAATCATCATTTGCATAATAAACTAAAGAAACTGTTCTATTGAACATCATTCCATTATCAATATGTTTTCCAAACTTACTCCCGTTGCCATATTTTAGTAACCCAAAAGGTTCTTGTTCGGATAAAGATATTCCGTATTCATTTACATACTCTTTTAAATAAATATCAAAACTATCTTTTAGTAATTTTGAAAATTCAAACACAACTGAATTTGATTCAGATTTTTTATCTACATTATCTGGTACTTGAAATTCTAAAGGAAGTCCTATTGTCTCTACCTGTCTAAAAAATTTTTTAGCATCTTCTTCAGAAGTATGTTTTTTGTTAAAACTTGGAACCCAGGCAATTTTTTTTAAATTAACAAGCTCTTCTATTTTAGATATGTATTCTAATGATTCTGGAAAAACTCCAGAATATGAATATATTCCTGGAGCTAATTTTTCTTTATTTACTGTCATAGACCCAATATATCTTTTACTTGTTCTTCTGTAAATCCGTTAGACAGAAGTTCTGATCTTTGATCATTAATATCTAAAGCATATGGAATATAGGATCCAGCCATAGATATTTGATTATTTGGACTAATAGATGAAGACTTATCTTTATCTCTCAAAACCCACTCTCCATCAATAAAGTATGGGAATTTGTCTGTCATGGAAAAATCTGGGGATTTATCTGTAGCATTGGACGCATGCAAAAATGTACCTGGCTCTAGGGGGCTTTCAAAAGCCTCTTCTTCTCCTAAATAATATAAAAACTCTGGATGATATAAATAAGATTTCATATATATATTATACCTTTTAAAAGTATTCTAGTCAATAGGTTATGCTAGAATTTAATACAATAATGAACTGAAATGTTTCGTGGGCGAGTTTCTGCGCCTCCGCCTGTACTTGCAGTAGAAGTAGTTCTGGAGCTACGTCCAGTAGCTGATGTAAAGTGTGGTCCATCGTGTGTACCTCTTGAACCAAAATCAGTGTCCATAAAGTTACCAGTAGTGTGTGTGTGGTTTACGAACATTCCGTCCTGAAAAGTTCCAATTCCTCTTCCGCTATCTATTCCACGGCTATTATCCCATCCACGTAAAAACTCTCCACGAAGATCTGGTAATGTAAATGTAGTAGATCCATTTCCTGCGCCATAGGTTGTGCCTATTGCACTAAAGAGTGCTGAATATGCTGACCGAGATACAGCAGCACCATTACATGATAAGTATCCGCTAGGTAGCGTTGAATGTCCATAGGATATAATAGTTCCTGGTGGAACTGATCCTGTAGATTGCGTTAATAAATTTGTTAATGTTGCCATTATGCTATTAGTCTCCATCCTGCTGTTGAATTTGCGTATGTTAATCTAATTGATGCTGAATTAATATCAATTACTAAATCTTCTAGCAATCCCTGAATTCTTTCACCGTTTCTAGCAACTGTAATATAATTTGTTGCTGCGCCAGCAGAAGATATGTCAGTTATAACAATTGTATCTCCAACTACTGGTGTAGCTGGCAATGTTAGTGTAACCGCTGTTGTATGATTAATCATATATACTCCAGTTCCACCAACTTCTGTATTTTCAGCTGCTATATTATATCTATGAGCAACTAAAGTTCCAGACGAATTTAATATTGTAGGTGTTAAGTCTACGTATCTCTTTGATGCTCCGTGCAATGGCAACCAAGCATCTTTATCTAGTAGAACCATTCTTGCTTCGAGTGTATCTACGTTTAGGTCTTCTCTAGTAAAGGTTGTTCCTGGTACTGAGAAGTCAATTGTATCTGAAGGCTTTTCTGAAAGCCCTCCCAAAAAGTACCAAACTTGTCTTGCTTGGTTACGTGCAATACCTGTGTACTGTCCACGTAGTGGATCTGTTACAACAGATGCTCCAAGGTATCCATTCTGTGAATACGCTCCAAAGTTTGGTCTGGTTGTTGTGGCTGTACCAGCACCTGCTGTTTCAGTAACATCTGCTAATGCTTGTGCGTATGTAAATGTTGTATCTGTTGGGGTTGAGGCAATTGTAAATGTACCATTAAATGTTGATGATAAGTTTGCAATCGTTACAGATTCTCCAGTAATAAATCCATGTGCTGCTGAAGTTGTAAGAGTTGATACTCCAGATGTACGATTTCTACTTGAAATTGTTGCAGAAACTGTTTGTGTTAATGTTGTTGATGCAATATCATCATCAGTGTCTGCATAAGATATTGAGAATGGAGCAGAAGTACTACGTGCTGTAATTGTACGAACACCGTTTAATCTAGAATCAACACCAGAAACTGTAATTTGACTTCCTACTGTAACAGTAGGGGCTTCTGTTAAAACTAGTGTTGCTACACCATTTGTTAATGAGTAGCTAACTACCGTTGTAAATACTCTAGAAGGCTGTGATAATGCTATGTTAGCATTTGTTCTAGCATATTTAAATGATGTATTGTTTGGAACGGCTGTAATTGTATATGAGCCGTTGAAAATATTTGGAAGGTTTACTCTTTGCAAAGTACCAGCTGAAACTGGTGAAGGTGCAACATCTGATGTTGTCTTTGCGTATGTAAGAGTTGAAGTTGTAGGGGTTCCTGTAATTGTATATGCAGTTCCATTTACGGCTGCATTTACACCAACAACGTCAATTTGTTGACCTGTTGATAATCCATGTACTCCGTTTGTTGTTAATGTTACTACGTTAGATGATACAGAGTATACGATAACTACCTTTGGGCTTGCTAGATCGTCTACACCTGAAACAACTACTGTGTCATTTACTTCATATAAATGTGAATTTGTAGTTACTAAAGTAGCAACATTGTCTGTTATGTCTCTGTATGAGATTTCTTCTGTAAGAACTAATCCTTGTCTTGCGCTTCTTGATTCTCCGAGGAAGGCGAATGTTAGTCCGTCTCCTGTTGGGTTTCCAGTTGCTACGAATACCATTGGATTTACAACTGCAAGGTTTTCAGTTTCTACAACTGTTCCTGAACCTCCGAATGTAATTTCACCAGCAATGCTTACGTTACCAGCTACGTTGATATCACCTTGAACACCGAGACCACCAACAAGTGTTAGTGCTCCAGTTGTAGGGGATATAGAAGGTGTTGCAATTTCAATATGAATATTTTGATTTGGCGTAATTGCCATTTGCTCATTACCAGTAAATAAACCACCAGCTGCAAATATAATCTTATTATCTGTTCCAGTGTTATCTGTTGCAATTACAAGATTTCCTGCGCCAGTTGTTCCTTCTGGGGCTGACATAAATATGTAGCCGTCGTGAGGACCAGTTACTCCAAATGAAGGATCATTAAAGTTGGCATTTGTAATACCCATATCCATCCATCCAGAAACGTTGTCTCCTTCTGCTGCGTATGCAATATAGTCTGCAGATGAAGATGTTCCTGTTCCTAGGTTAACTAAAGCATTTTGTACGAATGCGTTAGATGTTCCAGCTGCAATAACAACTGCGTCTGTTAATCCTGCTGATGTTTCGTATGCTGTTGCTCCAGCACCTACTGGAAGTTTTGTAACTCCCTGTAAATCTACGTTTCCGATAACTGTTAAGTCACCAGCAATAAACTGATCTCCAGTAATACCAACGCCACCGACAACTGTTAGTGCTCCTGTTGTGGCACTTGTTGAAGCTGTGTCAATTTCAATGTGTACGTTTTGGTCTGGAATAATAGTTACTTGTTCACGACCAGAGTTAAATCCTCCTGCTGCTAAAATAATTGCATTTCTTTTGCCATTATTGCTTGTAGCTAATACTAAATCTCCATTACCGTTTGGCTTCCAGGCTTCTCCGCCTGTAACTGATGTTGAAGATTCATCTCCAACTCCTGGCGCTGCGTATGAGAAAGTATTTGTACTTACTGCAGTAATTGTTTTTGACCCATCATAATCTACATCGCCAATAGATACGGCTACAATATCTCCTATAGAAAATCCATGTGATGTTGAAGTTAATGTTGCAACAAAACTGGATACTGATTTAGATGTAACTTCTTTTACATTAAGTTTTGGTGGGGCTACGAATATATATCCATCGTTAGGCCCAGTAATTCCAAACTCTGCAGCTTCAAATGCGTCTCCAGTAATACCCATGTCAATCCAACCAGATGCATTATCTCCATCATGAGTATAAGCAATAAAGTCTGTTGAAGAGGCTTCATCATTTCCAGCATTAGCAATTGCTAACTGAATAAATGAGTCTGAGTTTTGAACGAATAATGATGCTACATCCGTTAAAGGATTTCCAGAATCGTCAGTTGCTTGTTCAAAATCAGCTGCGTCGGTTCCGTCTCCAAATCGTAGAGCAACAATGTCTCTTTCAAACGATGCCTCTGAGCCATCTGTTGTTAAAACATATCCTGCACGACCGCCCTGAGCTGGAAGAGAACCACTTGCGCCTTTTGCAAGGATGTCCCAATCGTCTTCATTGTCAGCTAAATAATCTCCAGAAGTAAAATCTTTATTAGCAATACGGGCATTTTCCCCGTCAGTAATAATATCTCCTTCTAAATAAACTGTTTGAGCTGCCCATGGTCCACGATATCTAACTCCGCCGTTATATTTTGTCCATTTACCTGCTGTTAAATCTGTTGAAAACGCTGCTGATGATGCATGAAACTCGCTGGTAATAAATGTATTACCTCCACGAGTTACAACGTCTCCGCTATAATATTCTGTTGATGGAGCCCAATCTCCACGAGTTGTAATACCTGAAGTAAGGACCTGCCAATAAATAACAGATGTAGTTGGATTTCCAGATGTTGGCTGGTCTGATTTGTATATATAAACAGTTGATCCATTTACAACTATATCATTTTTATAATATGTTTGTGTTTCACTCCATGCGCCTTGTGGCCCTAAACCTTGTAGATATAATTCCCAGTATGCTGTATCTGTTGGCTCATTACCAGTTGTTTCCGCAATACACTTGTAGAAAGCATTTCCATAAGCTACTAATTGATTAAGAACATATGTGGCTGAATCATTATAAACACCAGTTGCATCTACACCTTCGATTAAAACATCCCAGTATGCATCTACTGTTGGTTTATTGTTTGTTGTATCTTGAACGGCAATGTATGTGTTTCCGCCATAAGTTACAACGTCATTTTTTTGATAAGAAGCTGATCCGCTATAAGCACCTTCAAATTGAATTCCGTCTGTAATTTTTGACCAATACTCTGGATTTGGTGGAGTGTTTCCTGTTCCAGTTTTAATAGAAATATAAACTGTAGAACCGTGAGCAACTCCGTCTCCTACCTTATATTCTGTAGATGGATTAAATTGTCCGCTAAACTTTAATCCTTCAATCATTAGTGCCCAATATGTTGTATCTGTTGGAACCTTATTGGATGCAGCTAATGCATAAATATAAACGTATACGTTACCACCAAACTTAACAACGTCGTTTAGCTCATAAACCGTTGCTGGGTTGTATAGTCCTGCAAAATAAAATCTAAGTTTTCCTAAATCAATTAGCTGTGTCATATTATCTCCATTAGCATATGTGTATTTTTATCTAATCCCCAAGTAAATTGTACCGTATGTTTTGTCCAAAACCAATTACGGTAGTCTTCCTTTCGGATTAGGTCTTCTTGCGGTAAGGATACTGGACTTCCGTCATTAATTCTCTCTACCGTTGCCCTACCTGTATCTGGGTCTAATCTAAACCCATAAAATGTCTTATCTGCAAAACTTAGGTCTATTATCTCAAAATCTGGGTTCATTATATCGCATCCAATACTGAAACAATTATATCAAAAGAATCTTCTGTTGCGCCTATGGCTTTTAGAATATCTCCTGTTTTTAAAAATAGTTTATTGCCTGAAATAGCTTCAAAACTGTGTCCGCCGTCAATTGATCTATCTTTAGCAACATAATATATTTCTGATCCCTCTTGAACATATAAAGAAACTGATGTTGTAGATCCATGTCTATTAGCAATAGAACAGCCAGTTACTACAGTAGGAGAGTCGGCTGTTAACAAAGTAACTGCAGATGTTCCTACTAAATTTTCCTTAGCGTTGCTAAAAGTTGCCATAGTCTTATTATACTATACCTTTCCTTAAGACAAGCCTACAATTAAGCCTATGTCTGCTGCTCCACCACTACCACCTGAAGCGCTTAAAATAATTTTATTTGCTGCATCGTCATATGTTGCGGTTATATTTGAGTGACTAGAATGTGTAAAAAGTGGATCAATATAATCTTGAATCTGTTCTTGAGTAACTCCAGCAGAAACTAAATTCCAAACTGATCCATCCCAAATAAAAACTCTTGAGCCAACAGTATATTGTTGACTTGTTGTAGGGCTTGTTGGAAAACCTAAAGATGAAGTCATGTTAATCTCCTGTAGTATATTTTATCATAAATTATATTTCAACCCAGTATGATCCATCATATATATATGTTTTAGCTGTTGATGAGTTTAACCAAATTCTTCCAAGAATCGGATTTGCTGGCGCAGAAGATGCAACTGCTGCAATTGCTTCTGCAGTACCCGCTCCTCCTATTTCTACCCAGTATACTCCATCCCAAATAAAAGTACTTCCGTTGTCAGAATCTAGCCAAATATTTCCTAATGTGGGACTTGTTGGGGCTGTTGCAGAAATTGTTACTGAGGCTCCACCGCCGCTACCACCTGAAGCACTTAAAACTATTCTATTATTGTCATCATCATATGTTGCTGTAACATTTGTATGCTGAGTATGTGTGAATAATGGTGCGACAAAATCTTGAATTTGGTCTTGTGTTAATGGGGTTGTAGAAAAACTAAGTTTTTTAGTAACGTTATCAAAAGATGTAGAGATATTTGTATGAGTTCCGCCAGTAATCATTGAAGATGCTACGTCTTGAATTGTTGAATCTATATCTAATTGAGTATCTGGAACTTTTCCAGATAAATTCAATGAAGCTACTCCACCAGCTGTAGCTTTTTCTGTTACTGGAATATATCCAGCTTCAATATCATTTCCAAGACCTGCTATTGCTGTATCTGTATAATCATTGGCATCTTGAATTGCATCTGTAATATCTACGGTTGTTGCAAAATCTGCATCTAGCAAAGCTGCGTTAAAGTCAGATAGGTTACCAATAAGAGTATTGTTTGAAGTTCCTATCGCAACTCTTGTTCCTCCACCAATAATTGCTAATCCAGAAGTATATCCAGTTCCAGGGGCAGACTGTGTTATTACTCCTTCTGAACTAATATTTATTCTTCCGCCTTTATCAAGCCCGCCTTGTATTACTGGAATATCTGACTGACCATAAAAACCTGTTATATCGTCATATCCAACTACGGAAGTAAGACCGCTCTGAATAGATATTGTTTTATTTGTAAGAGTATCTAAACTAGAAGCCGTTATTTTTGTTGCTAAATCATTATTTATTGTTGTTACAAAGTTTTCGTCGTCTCCAATAGCTGCTGCTAATTCATTTAATGTGTCTAAAAGAGCTGGGGCTCCATCTATAATGTTGCCAATTGCTGTTCCAACATATGACTCTGTTGCATATCCAGAAAGATCTGCTGACTTTAAATATCCATATCCACCAACTGTTGTATCTAATGATACTGTCGGAGTGTAGTCATTAAGCGCTGTATCTGTATAAGTATTTGCATTTGTTTCTGCTGTACTAGCTGAACCCGCTGGATCATAATTTGTTGCAAGACCGTCTGCGTAATCTTCTGCGTTACTTTGTGCAGTCGCTGCTGCACCTGCTGGGTCGTAGTTAACGGCAAGGCCGTCTGCGTAATCTTCTGCGTTACTTTGTGCAGTCGCTGCTGCACCTGCTGGGTCGTAGTTAACGGCAAGGCCGTCTGCGTAATCTTCTGCGTTACTTTGTGCAGTCGCTGCTGCACCTGCTGGGTCAAATAAATCATCAATTGTTTCATTTTTCCACAATTGTGTTGATGCGTCATATCTTAATACTTGATTATCTGAAAGCGTCGCTATAGATACATTGTGAAGTTCTTCTAACTCAAATCCATTTTGAATTTTTACAAATATGGATCCGTTATTAGCGTTTTCGCCTCTTACAACAATTCCTAAAAATACTAAATGTGCTGGTGCTGATGGTTTTTCTGTAAGACCAAATATCTTTGATCCCGCCGTTGGTCCTAGCCATACTGGATCTCCGTCTGCGGCTCCAGTAGTATCTACTCCTTCAAGTAACCCTTCAGTTACAAGAATTCCTTCTCCGCCATCTATAATGTTTTCCGCTAAAACACCAAATGTTTTTGATGAACCAGATTCTGTAGAGTTTGAAGAAAGAGATACTCTTAATTTACCAGATGCTCCCACAGATCCTGAAGCGTATACCACCTGACCCTTTAAAAGAGTTGATCCTGTGTTATTCACAACAATTTGTTCTATTTTACTTGCTGTACCAGTTACTGGATTTAACTCCAGCTGTCTAATTCTATAATCGTGACTTGTTGATACTAAAGAGTTATCTGTTCCTACTTTAGCTTCTAGGGCCTCAATGGCGTCATTGGCATTTGAATGTTGTTCAGCATGTGAGACAATGGCAACTGAATCCGTAGGTTGCGGATTTAAAAAGGAATCTAGTTCCTCTGGAAATTGTATTGCCATTTACGTATACCTCTTCCTTAATTATACCTTAATATTGTCTATTAAACGGCTACTCTTGGTTGAACAAATGCTCGTCGTATATGGTTGCCTCTGCAATTGTAGCTGGTGGCTGATATTGACCATCTTCATTTTTGGTCCACATTGCTTTTACTTCAGGTCCAACAATATCTCCAGTAACATCTGAAGAAAACACTGTTGAATTAACTCTAAGTACTTTATTTCCTAGAATTTCTTCTACAAAGTGAATTAGCTCTGCCTCTTCCCATTGACCGTCTACATATTTTTTTGCCATAATTGTATTTGGGTCAACTGAGTCTTCTATAGGAATAGAATTTGCAACAAAATTTGATGAATTAACATAAGCAAAAGCTACCCCATCTTTTAATTGTATCCAATTAGTCATATATATTCTCCTCTTAGTAGTATTCTACTATTTCCCACCGACAAGAACCAGTAGTGGTAAGTGTGGTTGAATTTGTTAAGTGTGCACCATATTCCGCAGAATATAATGATGTTGATCCTCCAGATAAACTTCTTGACCCGCTATATGTTGGCCAGGATCCTCCGCTATTAGATCCATTTCCTTGTGAAGCACAAGATCCTCCATTAGGAGTAAGAGTTCCAGATTCAGAGCTATTAATTGCTACTGTTCCAGCAGAACCAGTTGAAAATGAAATTACAAAAGACTTAGATGTATCTACTGCAGATATTGTTACATTGCCAGCAGATGCAGTCGAACCTCTTTGAATAGATTTAACTCCTTGTGAAGTTTCAGGATATTGTTTAATAGACATTATGAGTATTCCACCACTTCCCATCTACATGCTCCAGTTGTAGTTATTGTAGTTGAATTAACTATATATGCGCCATATTCTGAAACTGTAATTGATGTTCCTCCAGCTCCAGTTGATCTTGTTCCAGCATAACTTGGAAAACTTCCACCGCCTGAAGATGCATTACCTCCGCCAGTTCCACCAAAATTATAAAATCCAGTGGGGCTTAGTGTTCCTGATTCAGAACCAGAAACTCCTACGCTTCCTGCTGAACCAGTAGAATAAGATCTAATAAAAGATTTAGATGTATCTATAGAAGATATAGTTATATTACCAGCAGATGCTGTTGACCCTCTTTGAATAGATTTGATTGGTGACAATGTTTGTGGGAATATTGTAGATGCCATTAGTTATACTCAACAACCTCCCACCTGCATGCTCCGTCAACAACTAAAGTTGTTGAGTTTGATAAGTATGCACCGTATCTTGCGGAAGTTAATGATGTTCCTCCAGCAGACAAAGATCGTGTTCCAGAATAAGTAGGTGCTGATCCTCCACCTGAAATAAATCCTCCGCCTCCTGATGCAAATATGTTACCACCAGATGGATTATATGTTCCAGATGTTGATCCAGTTCCAGCAACTGTTCCTGCGGCTCCTGTAGAAAAAGATCTGACAAACGATTTAGAAGTATTTACAGAAGAAATTGTTACGTTTCCAGCTGACGCCGCAGAACCTCTCTGAATAGATTTAATTGGAGAAGAAGCAATTGGATATATTCTAGATCCCATTATGCATACTCAACTACTTCCCAGCGGCATGCACCTGTTGTTGTAATAGTTGTTGCATTTGCTATAAACGCACCAAATGATGCCGACGTTAAAGAAGTTGATCCTCCGCTGTAAGATCTTGTACCTACATAGTTTGGAAAGCTTCCACCAGCTGGGTTAAAGCTTGGAGATGAAACTGAAACGTTTCCTCCAGAAGGAGTTAATGTACCAGATGTTGAGCTGTTTGTTCCAACGCTTCCTGATGATGATGTAGAAAATGAATTTATAAAAGATTTTGCAGTATTAACTTGTGATATTGTTACGTTTCCAGCAGAAGCAGTAGAGCCTCTTTGAACTGACTTTATGATTGAAGAAGTTGCTGGAAATGTATTATATGCCATGCTATGATATTTCGACTCCGCTTAAATGTGCTGTTAGTGCAGAGTTGGCAGATGCCCATCCTATTACTGTTTGAGTTCCAGACCCACCAAGTACCTGCTTAAGGTCAAATGATGCAATGCTGTTTGCTGGAACTGATACTGATGTAGCAAATGCTACCTGTGTTCCAGATGCGTCTGGTAATGTTAAATTAAATGATGCTGCAGAACCAGAAATATTACTTATAATAATATTTGTAAGTACTGTTGTTGTTGAAGCAGGAACGGTATACAAAACAGTTGTGTTTGTAGTATTTAACGTTGTTCTTGCTAGTAGTTTTGATATTGTTGCCATTTTTTCTCCTATTATTTCGAGTTATGGTATATGTTATACCTAGATTACCATGCTTCCATGATATTCATAATATCTGATCCTTCGTTTCCTCCTCCGCCTCCAGATGAAAGGTTTGTTGAAGCTGATGAGCCTCCTGTAGAAATGTCTATATAATATCCTCTTGCGGTTCCGCCTTGTTCAAAAAAGCGAAGTTTGTTTTGATATACGTCAATAGTTACTCCACCATTTAAAGTAGTATTTGTAACTGCTTTATTTAAAAATATTTCTCCGCCTTCATCACCAGAAGAGTTAGTTGCTCTTATATTTCCACCAACAGAAAGATTTGTTCCATCGAATGTTAGGTTTGCAGATCCCGCTGGATCATTTGAACTATTTTTATAAATAATTTGATTTTCAGAGCCTGCTACTGGACCTGTTGGACCAGTAGCGCCTGTTGGACCTGTTGGTCCAGGAACTGTGCTATCTGCACCTGATGGGCCTGTAGGACCTGTTGGTCCAGGAACTGTGCTATCTGCGCCTGATGGGCCTGATGGGCCTGGGTCACCTTGTGGCCCTGTTGGACCTGTTGGACCTATGTCACCTTGTGGACCTGTTGGACCTATGTCACCTTGTGGACCTGTTGGACCTATGTCACCTTGTGGACCTGTTGGACCTGTTGGTCCAGGAACTGTGCTATCTGCACCTGATGGACCTGTTGGTCCTGTTGGTCCTGTTGGTCCTGTTGGACCTATAAGACTACTTGTATCAATTTGTTCTAATGGAACTTTACCGCTAAGATCTAAAGATGCTACTCCACCAGCAGTTGCTTTTTCTGTAATAGGAATATATCCAGAATCTATAGTATCTCCAAGAGTTGAAATTGCGGTATCGGTATAATCATTTGCATCTAAAATATCTCCCATAGTTGCAATATGATTGTTTGCAATGGTTGAATCATTTAAGTATGCTCCACCTACACCATGTTGTAATACTAGGTTCTGATCTGCAACAATAGCAAATACATCATCTCCTGGCTCTCCACTAATTCCAGAAACAATTAGCGTCCCACCTCCTGGACCAGACAGAACACCATCTGCTCCAAACTGCCAATAATTTTCCCATTCTTGTTCATGGCTAAATATATGTGGTTCTCCTGCAACAAATGAAGCTGGTGCTCCATTTAGGTTTGCTGTGATAGTCTGTAGACCAGCACTTGGTGAGTTTTCTGTAACAGAATCAACAGTAACTATATCTCCGCCTGGATAATACATTGTATCGCCTACATAAATATTTGCTGTACTGCTAACTATAAAAGAAGTATTGCTTGTTTCGTTTAAATTTGTATAAGTATTAATAACTGTTTCTGGTCTTGTGCTAATGCTTACAGATCTTCCTCCGTCAGAAACACGAACATTATTTTTTTCTCCACCAATAAATACATCTGCTCCTGAAGCATCTTGTGTTCCACCTGCACGAATATGAATGTGATTTGGTGCGGTAGGATCAATAATTAAATATTGATCTGAAGTAATATCTCCATCTGGCACAAGCTCTAATGTTCCTAGTCCGTAACCATCTCCAGATGCTGTTCCAGCACCAATAATTTGAACTCCGTCAAAAGTTATATCACCAGTATCTCCGCCACCATCAGATGTAAGAAAAGGAAGGTCTTCCCAAAGACTGGTGCCATTTCCTGCTTTTAATTTATTAAGAGTTGTATCTAGTCCAAGTTCTCCAATTTGAAGTGGAGTTGTAGAGTTATTCCACTGTTCTGTGGTTCCTCTTTTTGTTTTTATTATTACGCTCATGGAGTACCTCCATCAATAACACCAGAAGCTGGAACCTCAATAGACTCCACAGAAAATATTGCACCATCATATGTGTGTATATGGTCAAGTATTCCTGTTATTGCTCCACCGACTGGATTCCATATTGAGCCGTCAAAATATCTAAGCTCTTCTTCAGAATTGTTATAATAAATATCGCCAATTCGTCCAGTGATTGGATCTGAGTCAAGTACTACTGCATGTAGAGGGACTAATCTTTTTACAGACATTTACTACTCCCTTTATCCTACTATTACTACCGTGTATGCTCCAGAAGCAGGTGCGACTGTAAATCCTAAAGTTACAATCTCTGTGGATGTTCTAACAACATCGCACTCTACTGTATCAAAGGTGGCTGAATCGTATACTTGAACAGTAACATCCCTGGCACCTAAATTATGTGTAACTGGGATTTGTGTTAAAACTGCGTTTCCAACAGTTGTTGAGAATTTTCTTGTTATTGCATGGTAGTTTGTACCATTATTTGTAAGTGTCCAGCGATCATCTGATTCGTTCCAAAGAACTTCAACATCTGCGCCTTCGCCACGCTCTACACGGATACCAGCATCTGCTGTTGGTGTTCCAGTAAAGTCTGTATTAAGATTAATCTTATTATCAACAATATTTACCTGAGTGGTATTTACTGAGTTAATTGTTCCAGTTACATTAAGGTTTCCGCCAACATTTAAATTATTTGCAATTGTTACATCATCTGGAAGGCCAATTGTTACTGAAGTACCTTCTCCAGAAGTTGGGCTAACTGTTACTTCGTTATCTGTTCCAGTAATATTAGCTACATAATCACCTGTAGTTTGTGTTCCAAGGTTTACATTCTTGATAGATACTGCACCAGATGTTACGGTAAAGTCTTCAGTTTCAAAAGATGCAATACCTTTATTGGTAGTTGTTGCATCTTCTCCAGATACTGTAATTGATGTTCCAGTGTGTGTTACATCAAGTCCTTCTCCGCCAAGAATTGATAGGCCGTGTCCTGATGGTGTAAGTGCTCCAGAGTCAGTCGTAATTGTTTTAACAACTGTATCTTCTAAGTCTACGTGTCCATCTGTTGTGTCAAAGTCATCTGAGTTAAATGAGGCAATACCTTTATTAGATGTAGATGCATTTTCTCCAGAAATTGTTAGTGTGTCTCCAGTAAAAGATGTATCTATTCCTTCTCCGCCATTAATAATTAGCGTGTCAGTTAAAAGATCAATTGTAGCCTGAGTTGCATCTGCATTTATGTTTAATTGAGTTGCTACGCTTACTGTTCCTGCTGCAGTTAAACGACCTTGAGCATCAACTGTAAATGTTGGAATTTCAGTTGTAGAACCATATGAACCAGCTGTTACCGCTGTGTCGTCTAAATCAATAGTTGTGGTTCCTGTAGAATCAGTATATGTTGCAGTTAACCCTGTTCCACCTAATACCGATGAACCAATTATGTCTTGAATAACCTCTTCAGATCCATTCATTGGCACCCATGGACCGTTTGGTGAAGATAGTCCATTGTAATAGTACATTACATTTTCTGCGTTGTTATAATAAATCTGTCCAGTTACAGGGGCTGATGGGGCTGAGCTTAATCCCTGAATTCTGGCGTTCTGAAGTTCATTCTTATTAAGATTGATATCAGTTACAAATAATCTTGCCATTTTCTATTTCTCCTTTAAGATAGGTAAGCTATCCCACCGAATGGTTGAGCCATTGTCAGTGTAATTTTGTTAATACTATTATAATCTATTCCTGTTTCTAATATGTCGCCAGCGCTATTTTTTACAGTCACATTTGGGTTATATCCCATATTATGGGTTATTTCAAGTGCCCAGTATGTTTGCTCATCTGTAACCTGACCAATTGAAAATGGATAGGTTAATGTGCTTGTGCTTAATAAATAGTTGGTGGCTCCAGCCCATGATGTTTCTTGTGGTTTTGGACCATAAAATCTTGTTGTAAGTTTATCGTAATAAAAATCTCCCTCAGTGCCAAGGTTGTCTGCTGGGACACCGTTTCCATTGAGGATAGATTTACCTCTAGGACCTTGGGTTCCTGGGGAACCAATTACTACCTTATTTATATTTTCGGTTACAATTACTGTTTCTGACATTATATTGTTACCGATCTACTTAATGTTAAAAATCCTTCAATAAGCTTTGTCTTATTTAAATTAGAATCTGTAATCATTAAGTCATATGAAGATTTTGGATAAAACAACTTGTTTGTTTGGGTTGGGGTCATTTTGCATGTTAATTTACCATTGGGGGCATCTATTATAATTCCACCATTTGGTGACGTTAAGCTAAATGCAAGTTTTGATCCACCCTTAGTGTCTCTAACCTGTAGTTTTGCTGTTGCGCCATCTAGATCAATGGGATTACCCTCACTGTCCTTATATTCTACAATAAAAGAGAAAGTGGTATTTTGATCTACTTCAAAATTTTTTTGTCCTGCCATTTGCAAAATCTCCTAAAATAGGAAAACTCCTATGCCTATTTTAGCACAGGAGCCGTCCTAATTGATTCTAAGAATTACTTCTTTGTAAAGCCAAAAGCTGGCTCGTTGCTATTAAGTGCTTTTAGAATAACTGGCAGGCATGCTGCTATTCCACCCTTAATTAAATCTGCTGGATCAGTATTTCCAGTCATGTAAAGAGCAATGGACGCACCTAAAAAGTGGCGACCATAACTTGCTAATGCTGCTAGAATTTTTTCTTGCATTTCTACCAGTCCGTTTCTTTTAAGATCTTTTGTCATGTAGATCCTCCTATTTCTAGGCATTGCGCCCAGGAATTTTGGGGGTTAACCCAATTTATATTATATACCTATTAAGCAGAAATGTCTACAAGTTCGCAGTTGCCGTCTGAACTGCATGCCAGGGTGGCATTTGTAGATGTTCCATCTTCTGTTTCATAAAAAGATAAGTCTTCCCATCTAATAGACTCTGGCATTTTATTTAATAGTTCCTCATACTCTTCTTTTGAAACTTCTTGGTATGGGGCTTGCTTATATGAGTGATCTGAATGTGGTAAAAATGATATTCCAGAAACTTCGTCAAAATTCTTGTATACCCAAGCTCCTACGTCCATCCATTCATCTTCTTTTACTGAAACTGTAATAGAAGGCTTGTGTTCACACCATGCACGTTGGTAAACTAGCCAAATATTTAAATGCTCAATTGCTGTTAAATCATTTCTAACTACAGCACCTTCTGGAGCTTTTACTGGAAATGAAAATACGTAAGTATCATTTGGCTTCATAACATCATCTTCTACTGGGATTCCAACTTCTTTTAAGAATGTAGATATTGGATCACCTTTTGAACCACGAACTGTACGAATGTAATATGGAGAATGCCATGCATGCATTCCTGAAGATACTCCAACTAATTGAGATACTGTACCAGAAGGCTTTACGCATGTAATAGCTGCAGACTCTGGAATACCAATCTTTCCCGCTTCTTTTTTATTTGTCTCTCTAGCCTTTTCTCTGAGAGTCATTAAGAATGCTTCTAGGGATACTAGGTCTTCTTTTCCAGACATAAACTTATGTCCGAATTGACCAGTAAGAGAAACTCCAAGTAATCTTTCTTCCTCTGTATTGTCTTTCCAAATTTTGCGAAGATACTTAAAGTCTGTTAGGGTTGCTTGCCATGTTCCAAGAATAGTGGCTAGATCTACTTTCCTTTCAATATCTTTCTTTGTATCGTTTTCACGTAGTACGACTTCTGAAAGATTACAAAACTGATAAGGACGGAGAATAATTTCCGAACAAGGGTTGGTTCCATAATGTATTTCAGGATCCCTGCGTCCATACTTTGCTGCTTGCTTTTGTGCTGCTGCAACATTGTATATTCCACGCTCTCCAGATTTTGAGTCATAAAGCGATTTCCATTCTGCAATAAATTGCTCCATCTCTGGCTTGCGAGAATACGCAACAGAGTTGTTGGAAAGGGCACGTTGTGGATTGTGTTCCCACCAATTACCAGTTTTTGCTTGTGCCATTTCAATATCATTAATATTAGAAAGAGAAATTAATGCAGACCTTCTAACTCCGCCAACTACTACAATCTCTCCAATCTTGCACATAATGTCATGTGCCTCAATTGGTTTAAATGATCGACCTGCCGCTGTTTTAAATTTTGCAATTGTAAAATCAAATAGGTTTACTAAAGGTTGTGGTCCTGATGATCTTCCACCCATAGTCTTAAGTCTTGCACCTGCTGGACGAAGCTTGCTTACGTCAATTGAAGGAATTTGGCCAGACCAAAGAAGTGCAAGTAGTTCACGAAATGCTTTTGCCCAACCAGACTTAGAATCCTCAACAACAATAACGGTTGTAGACTTTTCAAAAGATTCTGGGATGGAAGGAAGTTTGTTAACGTATTTATATTCAACAGAGAATCCTACTCCAGTGCCACACATAAGTATATACATTGTCTCGTCAAATGATCTTGGTGAATCTACTGGGATAAACGAACAGTTATATCCTGCTACATGATCTCTATCTAAAGCGGCACCTGCTGTCATTACAGAACGCATTGATGGCATAACATCACGATTATAAACTGCTTCTTTTAATTCTTCTACTAATTTTAAATCTGGAATATAGTTGTTATTATTTTTTAAATGCTCTAACATGTAGTCAAAATATCTATCTACAGTTTCCCCCCATGTTTCACGACGATTATCTTCTGGAATCCATCGTGCATATCTTGACAATGCAATAAAATTTTCATAAGGGTTTTTAATAGTTCTTGACATAATACACTCTTTCTACGACGTAGTCGCTTGATTTAATTTTTAGTAAGATACCAATTCTACCAAACTTTTATTAAAGTGTGAAGAGGTTATGAAAACTTTTTAAATATGTGACTAAATGCATTATTGGTCAACTGAACCCAATTATATTCTTCATGTATTTTAGTTGACTGGGTATAGTAATAATTAGAATAAGCTTTAAAGTTAACTGCTGCATGAACCATTTGATCAACTAAATGTTCTTTATCTGGCTCATAAAAACTTCCAAGGTGGGAATCTCCTACAGCTTTTGGAACACCTTCTTTTGAAGCATCTGTTAACCTTGACTTTAACTTTAGGGGTCCTAGGAATTTTTTATAGTGTGCCCAATCATATGTTGAAATTACTGGCATGCCAGTTGCAAGTCCTTGTAGGGGAATAAATCCAAAACCTTCTCCCCAGGTTGGATACACTAAAACATGGTGCATATGATAAAGTTGAACCAGCTGTTCAATTGTGTACTCTTCTTTAATTATTGAAATATTACTATATACAGTATCTGGAGAGACAAGTTCTTTTCTATTATTATATATTCTAATAGTTGAAGTTCCATGACATTTAACTGTTAAATGATATTCTGGGTTATTTCCAAATAATTTTATAAAAGTATCTACAACTAACTGACCATCTTTTCTTGGAGAAGGTTCTCCTATATGTAAAAATTTAAGTGGTTTTCCTGGATGTAAAATTCTTTTGTATGGCTTCCATATAGGTTCAATGCCATGTGGATATACATAAATAGGTTTAGTAACACCATTGTTTTTATATACCTCCGCCGTCCAATCAGATGTTGCCCAAACTTCATCACATTGATTAAATATATCTCTCCACTCAGATCTAATTAAAGTGGATTCCCATGGAGTATAACCAATTTGATATTGATTTTTATGTAATTTAAAATGATGGGGTTGTGTAAAGTTTATCTGTACTGGAGGTTTAGGGCTTGCAAATTTAACAGTATGCCCTAATTCTTGTAGCGTATTAACTATATTTTGTCCAGCATAGCCAAATCCAACAGCAGGATTAAGTCCTGCTCTAATAGTATAATAAGATAATTCCACTTAACTCTTTCTGGTCAACCGACTTGACAGTAACTTAATTACAATGCTACTATTATAGTTCGTTATCTCTAAAGGAGGAAATGCCAATGGAGAGAATCAAAGAACGTTTGAGCGAAGTTGCCCATAACTGGTCTTATATAGGAATGATAACATTATTCTTGTTTACAGTCCAGCCTGGTCCAACAGAAACTCAAGCATTGCAGGTAGAAGTACCTGTAAAATCAACGGTACAACTAAAGAAAGAAACCTTAGAGAAGTACAGCAATACTGTGTACAAGCCTTCTGAGAATCTAACAGACAAAGAACTAAAAGAACTTTTATCAGCTGTTGGTTTTGAAGGAAAAGCCCTTAAAATGGCTTGGGCTATTGCTAAGTCAGAATCCAATGCAAGGCCTATGGCTTACAATGGTAACAGGAAAACTGGAGACAGTTCCTACGGAATTTTTCAGATTAATATGTTGGGTGAACTCGGCATTGATCGTAAAGAAAAATTTGAATTAAAGTCAAACATTCTATTGTTTGATCCAGTAATAAACTCAGAGATAACGTATTATATGACTAAAGGCGGAAAAGATTGGTCATCATGGTCTTCCTTTAACGGGGAAAGATTTAAAGAATTCGTAAATGAATTCGACTATTAGAAAGGAAGGTTAATGAGGATACAGTACGTATCTAAATACCTTCAACTAGCAGAAGAAGGCCTTGTTCCTAGACTTGAGTGTCCAATGGATCAGGGCCTTCTTATGTCTAACCTAGACTGGGAAGATAGCATATATTTATACTGCACATCATGTGACTACAAGAATTATCTAGGTATAGATCTTTATGAAAAAATTAGAAAGAATGTTGAAAATAATAATGACAGATAAGCCTGAAGATACCACCGAATACGAGTCTAAGATTATTTTAGAAACTGACGCTATGGGTAGAGAAAAATTTTGGGAAGATATAGGGAGAAAAAATGACTGAAGATAACATTCCAGATGAGAACGGAACTATAGAAGAGAATCTTCCTATGGTTACTTACATCATGCTTCATAGAATTTATGACATGCTGACCCTGATATCTGATAAAGTGGCTGGATCTGAAAAGACCTCTAAGATGATTGAGTATCACGAAAAGGGATATCTTCTTGGTCCTAATCCAGCATATACCCCAGATCAAGAAAAAGAATAAATATTTAAAAAGTAGTTGACTTAGTATCTAGAATATTTTACAATTAATGAGTACTGGTCGTAGCATCCCACATGTTCCCAGTACATGATCGTAAGATCAGCAAAACCCAATCGGATCCGCCTCTGATTGGGTTTTGTCCTTTTTAACGGTACTGAGCTATGGGTCAATGCGGGCTTCAGGTGTAGGAATCGGACCCACGTTATTTGCTTCGGAAGCAAGAGTCCTACCATTAGACGAACCTGAAACGTATTATCATTATACTATTAAGCGGCGGCAATGGCAATGTTTCATGTGAAACAATTTATATATAGTGCGATTTAAAAGTGCGCCCGAAAAAAGTGCTTCGGCGAGAAGAGACATCCTCTCATACTCCATTTGCCAGGATATGCCTCTAAATTGCTCTGTGGGCCCTCTAAGCCATCTTTAGCCATATTATGACCCTACGGGTCAGACAAGGCGGAACGGGGCTGGAGAAGGGATGCTACCCATTTACTCCAATATAACCAAAAGCATAGATAAGCTAGATATAAACATTATGATCAATAGAGACCAAATAAGAAGTTTAGAAGCTTTCTTCATCTATATCTTCATTTAGGTCAAAATCAAAGATTTCTTGTTGTCCCGCCCAATTTAAAAATTTATTTAAAGCTACACCTGAAAGGATTGCTGTCGCAATCAGGACCATCATTCCTACAAATTTCTTTTTCATGATTTTATTATAACATTAGGTATATATTCTAGTCAACTAGGATATTATTTAGACTTATTAGATTTACGTTCATGAGTTCTGACTCTATGACAATTTGAGCAAACTATCTCACACTTGGCTATTTCTAGATCTATTATCTTCTTGGATAGTGTAGGAATAAGTTCCATTACATTCTTATGCTTCCGCCCACGTACGTGATCAAAATCCATAACATAGTATGGGAAAGATTCCTTACAGTCCATACAGGGAGTACTTGACTTCAGCTCTTGGATATATTTAACCAAATAAGCTTTGCGTGTTCTATCCGTCGTCTTTTCAGACTTCATATCTTAATTATATAGGATAAATATTATAGTCGACTAGGATTATAGGTTATATTAAATGTTAATAAAATTATTTTTTTGAATATTCAATTACCAGAGCTTACATTCATTTTCAATATGCATAACGTCTTTGGTATTTACATTCCAAAGCATATTCTGACCTTTATGAATTCTTCTCTTACAAGCATTGCATTCTACATCTCTTACTGACTTTAATTTTCGCCAATCATATGTATTATCAAAAGGAATACCATATGTCTTATCTCTAATATTTGCATATTCCCAATTTATTCTTTTAGCCAATTTGAAACATCCTTACTTGCTTGGGGGTTTGCTATATAAACCCTATGGGCATGCATATAGAAATTATATACATATCCCCGAAACCCTGCGACTTTTGGTGCGGATTCATCGGTTGAACCTTTTAAGGCCAGCTTCCTTGGTATGGTTGCTACACAAGTTTAAACCCTTGATGCGATCTCCGAAAACTACTGTGCTAGAGAATTATAACATAATAGATTTTACTAGGTCAATAGCTTTTAAAAAATATCTGTAGAGACAGTAGGACTCGAACCTACGATTACCAAATTATGAGTTTGGGGCTTTAACCAACTAAGCTATGTCTCCAGGTATTACTTATGTTCTTTTAAATGCCTAGCTAGGGTCAAATGAGCAAAGCCAGATCTTACTTCTAATTCCCGCCCACATATCTCACATATAACGATTCGATTAGCAGCCATGTGTTTATTTTACCAATATAAAATATTCTAGTCAACTATTTTTTAGATTTACCAAAATGTTAATATAGGTTTTATTTGTACGATACACACCTAAACAGAAACGGACATTTGGGATAGAGCGACCATAAATGTGATGTATCTCACGCCTATTTATAAAATTAACTTACAAAATGTCCGACATGTCCGAATTGTGATAGCGAAAATGTCAGTGCCCCATGTTAGGCTTATAGTATAAAGAAAGTAAGAAAGTCTTACTAAGAAAGGTAGTTAAAATGACTACACTAAATAAAGTAAGAGAGATAACACTCTCTAATGTTCAGGCTGATGAAGCCAATTCTATCGTCTGCGTATTCTGCTCAGACTATGCTTCCGATTACTTCTGCGGTAATTGCGGAGAATACAAGGGTTTAATGACTCTTGGTGAGTGGTTAGCATACACTCAAGAAAGTTGGGTGATGTAATGTTATCCGAAAAGACTTTTAATAAAATTGTTTGGGAATACCAAAATGGTGGCGTGGTTTCTAATCACCCCGAATTAACTACCTATGAGCGTAAGGTATTGCTACGCTACTTAATCTCTCTCCCTACTGTGACTAAGGTCACAGAATAGG